GGATTAGACCATAAAGAATCACCATCAGTTATTGACAAAAGTATTGAAGATGGTACATCATATGGAAAATTAGTTGGTTTAAAGAAACAACTTGACGAAGTAATTGAAGCTATGGGCGGAAAAGATTTTAACATTAACAAAATAGCAGAAGATATTGCCGATGGTCATGTCTTAGCTACAAACGCAACACCTACTACCGTTGCAAAAGTAAGCACCGATAAAGCAATTATGGGTGAAGCTGATGAAGCAGTTAGCGATGACGAAATCGAATCAGTACTGAATGGCGATAAAAATAATGATACTGATGAAGCTCCTGTTGATGAAGCTCACGGTGTTACATACTCTTCTAGGAGAGCTACAATGGCTGGAAAACATTTACCCGGTGCTGATTATTTGAGCACAGGTGAATTAGACCAAGCACCACAAAGAATGCAAGAAAACAAAGCAAAGATTAGCGGTTTAATTAAAGAGAACGCAAGTTTAACAAAGAAATTGAACGAGGCTAAGAAATATAAAGACACAGTAAGTGGATTACTCGAAAACTACAAGAATGCCGTTGGAAAATATCGTACTCAATTAGTTGAAATGTCGATATTCAATACTAACCTAGCATATGCCAATAATTTATTGGTCAATGAAGAATTAGCATTAACACAAGACGACAAGGTAAAAATCATCAGCGAATTTAAAAATGTTAATAGCATTGCAGCATCAGGAGTTGTTTACAAAAAATTCCTTACAGAAATGAAGGAAAGTAAAAAAACACTTGACGAATCAATTGAAGAGAAGGCATCTGTCTCGATAAACCAATCTTCAAAACAAAAGCTAGATGAAGTAGTTGAGAAAGTAGCATACTCAGATAATGCTCACATTGAAAAAATGTTGAAAAATATCAGATATGCTGAAAATAGAGGCAAAAAATAATAGTGAAAATTTTTAATAATTCATTTACAAATGGGATTTTTAATGGAATCAGCCGAAGTTGGTAATATAGGCTTAAAACAATTACGTGAACAACGTGAAATTACCACTAATCGTTGGGAAAAAATTGGTCTTCTTGAAGGACTTGAAGGTAATGTTCGTGAGAACTGCGCTCAGTTATACGAGAACCAATTATCACACATGATTAACGAATCAACCGACTCTGCAAGTTCAGGTCAGTTTGAAACCGTAGCATTCCCTGTTATTCGTAGGGTATTCGCTAAATTGCTTGCTAATGATATTGTATCAGTACAGGCTCTTAACCTTCCTATCGGAAAGTTATATTACATCAATCCTAAAGCTAGCGTAAGAGTAGCTAATGGTAACAATACATTCGGTCAGGATACATATGGTAATAAATCACCTAATGGAGCTTACGGAAATGCAGCTACCAACGCAACTCCAGTTCAATTCGAAACCCGTTCATTGTATGATGCATTTTATGCTACATCAGCAACCGAAGAAGGAACTTCATTGTTCGACAATAGCAAAGGCGAAATGACAATCATTACTGGTACAACATCAGCTGTTACAAGTATCGTTGTTGGAACTACCACACATGCAACCATTAAATTGGGTGGTCTTATTTCGAACGAAGCTGGTAGATTAGTTGGCCCAACTGGTGTACCTATGGATACTGAATCATTCCTTTCAGGTCTTAAAATTGTATCAAGCGTTCCTTTAGTAGCTCCCGGTGCTTTTGTAACCGAAAGTATTGCTGCTGGACAATCAATTCCTTTCAATGTTAAAAATCAAAAATACGGTCAAGCTATTGTTAACAAACAAGGCGTAATTGAACTTATCGTTGACTTAACATATCCCGGAACTAATGGTTATCAGCCTTTCAGTGCTGTTTCAACTCCTGTATTTACTGCTACATACCGTGTATATAGTGATATGGAAGAAGATAGCCGTATGGCAGAAGTATCTTTCGTACTTGACCAAGTTACTGTTTCTGTTGAAACTCGTAAAATGAGAGCACAGTGGACACCAGAACTTGCACAGGACGTTAGTGCATTCCATAATATCGATGCCGAAGCTGAATTAACCGCCCTCTTATCAGAGCAAATGGCAGCTGAAATTGACCGTGAAATTCTTCGTGACCTTAGACGTGGCGCAGCATGGACAGCACGTTGGGACTATAATGGTCTCCGTAGACAACAGAATACCTATTATGGTACTCAAAAAGACTGGAATCAGACTTTGCTTACAAAAATAAATCAGATTTCAGCTCAAATCCACAAATCGACACTCCGTGGCGGTGCAAGTTGGGTAGTTGTTTCTCCTGAAATTAGTGCAGTATTTGATGACCTTGAATACTTCCACGTTTCTAACGCAAGTCCTGAACAGGATAAATATAACATGGGTATTGAAAAAATTGGCGCACTTACCGGACGTTACCAAGTGTATCGTGACCCTTACGCACCAGCTAACACTATCCTTATTGGTCATAAAGGAACTAGTATCCTCGAAACAGGTTACATATACGCTCCATACGTGCCAATGCAACTTACGCCCGTCATGTACAATCCTTTCGATTTTACACCAATACGTGGTATCATGACAAGGTACGCTATAAAGATGGTTCTTAACCGTTACTACGGTAGGATTTATTGCGATGGTCTTCAGACTTTCGAAATGGACACAATCAACTAATCATTTAATTATGAACATACTGAAATATGGGGCATTTGCCCCATATTTTTTTAAGACCTAATGCATAGAAACATAAATACCATAACCATGAATGAAATATTTGGAGTAATATATAAAATTGAGAACAAAGTAAATAATAAAATTTACATTGGGCAGACGATTAGGAGTTTGGTTGAAAGAAAATATGAGCATAAGAGGCTTTGTGAAAAAAATGTTCATTATAATAATTATTTTTTAAATGCTGTAAATAAATATGGGTGGGAATCTTTTGAATTTACTATTGTTGATACTGCTAAGAATATTAATGAATTAAATGATTTAGAAATCTTCTATATTCAAAAGTATTCATCAACTAATAGAAATTTAGGTTATAATCTTGAATTTGGTGGACGTAATTCAAAACCAAATCGTGAGACATTAAAGAAAATGTCGATGTCACATACAGGAATTAAACAAACTGATTCATGGATAAATAATAGAATATCGAAAGCTGGAACTGATGATTCGAAGAAATACGGTAAATTGAAATCAGAAGAAGAAAAAAAAGCATTAAGCAAATCATCCCCAAAATTTTGGCTTGGAAAAAATAGGGATATTGAAACCATAAATAAGATAAGTAAAACGAAAAAAAAGAATGGTCTTAGTGATAAGCAAAAAAAAATACTTTATAAACCAGTTTATAGGATAAATATACTAACCAATGAGATTCAAAACTTTGACTCAACGGTGTGTGCCGGGAAATTAGAAAAAGTAAATCAATCCACAATATCTAGATGGTGCATGAAAAATAGAGTAACTGGTATATTTAGATGGACATATAGTGTGTAGGTTGTTTTTGATTTTACTTGTATTTATGGATAAAAGAGGTTACTTTTGTTGTAAAATATAATGAACATGAAAAAAATTGAAATTACTAAAAGTGAATGTGGCGAAATCATTGAAAAATTCAATAATGGAATATCTATGCGTAAACTTGAAAAAGAGTATGAATATTCATTTACATTCATACAAAAATTAATTAAATCGAGTGAATGGGAAATTGGCATTCAAAAGAATTATGTGATTAGAGAAGGTTATTCAATTATTGCAATATGTAATTTAACAAAAAAAGAATTTAGGGATTATATAAATGAATCTGGAGCAATAACCAAACACATTACTACATTATATCCGAATGAAGCTAAAATAAGCAAATACATAAGAAAAACCATTGAGTATGCTACTGGAAAGTTTTGGTATGATAAATATTTTACTTTTGAATATAAAGAAAATATAGTCATAGATGAAAATAATATAAAAAGATGTCGTTATTGTGATTGGTATTGTGATGATTTTATGAATAAATCCGGTGCATATGAAAAACACCTATTGAATAATCATGGTATTGTTATTGAAGAACATTTGGAAAATAATCCTAATGACAGAAGTTATTTTAATCATATACCAGCAATGGATGCTCTTACATGTATGATATGTGGTAAGAAGCTGAGTATTATTAACCATAAACATTTAATTAAACATAATATTAGTGTTGAAGAATATAAAATAAAATATAGTGAAAATGTTGTTTCTAAATCATCTTCTGCTAAATTAAAAATATCAACAACTAACTTAAATAAACATCATAGAATATCGAAGACATCGAAAGCCGAGAACGAAATTAAAAAATTTCTAATAGATAATAATATTTCAATAATACAATCTTCAAGAAAAACATTAAATGGTTTAGAAATTGATTTATTTTCACCAGTATTAAAAATCGGTATTGAGTATAATGGTAATTTATATCATACTGAGCTGTATGGTAAAAAAAAATATGATTATCATCTAAATAAAACTAAAATAGCTATGGAGAATGATGTACATCTATATCACATTCATGAAGATGAATGGGAGTTACATGAGGACATTATAAAGAATAAACTATTACATATTTTCAAGAAAAACATGAATACTGTTATTCATGCTAGAAAATGTGAATTAAAACCCGTTAGTTCTTATGAAAAGAAGAATTTTTTAAATGATAATCACATACAAGGCGATGATAAATCCACTATATTTATTGGTGCTTATTATGGTGACGTATTATATGCATTAATGGCATTCAATAATAATAGGTATATGAATAAAGATAATTTTCATAATGATTCAACATATGAATTAACCAGATTTGCTATAAAATCGGGTTTTAATATTTCAGGAATAGCTAGTAGATTATTAAAGTATTTCATAAATAATTATAGCCCAACAAAAATTATTAGCTTTGCTGATAGAAGATGGACACCTTCACAACATAATAATCTTTATACTAATTTAGGATTTACATGTACTGAAATATTAAAGCCAGACTATTCTTATTATAAGAGGTCATTGCATAGAAGTAACCGATTACATAAATTTGGATTTGGAAAGACATCACTTAAGAGAAGATTTCCGGAAATCTATGATAACAATAAAACGGAATGGGAAATGATGCAAGAATTGGGATACGATAGGATTTGGGATTGTGGTAAATTCAAATATGTACTTAATATATGACATTTCTCTCATGTATTGATTTTTTAACATAATATTTAAGCTTAACTCGATTTTAAAAGTATTTATGATATGTATATTACAATGGGTATATGTTTAGATTATGAGCGAA